TTTAATGATTTATGGACGGCTAACGAGCCCGTGCTAGGGTTCAGCTATCCTCATGAATCGAACCCTTATGATCAGTCGTCAGCTGATGCAGCATTAGCACAACATTTGGCGTTCTGGACAGGCAACAACCACGAGCGTATGAAGCGATTGATGCTTCAATCCGCACTAAATCGTGATAAATGGGACTGGCATAAAAATTACCTGAACATGACGATCCGAAATGCAGCGGGTCGTCAGAAGGAATTTCATCAACAAACCAATAAACAGGAAGCAGAGTTGGTACCTTGTCAACCTGTTGAGACAATGCCTATTGACGCTCAGAAGACTGAAGGTCATCAATTTCTAGGGGTTGATCAAGAAATTGAAATGTTCCAAGGCTGTGTGTATGTAGGTTCAGATCATAAAATACTGACACCCCGTGGGCACTTAATGAAGCAGGATCGATTTAATGCTGTGTACGGTGGTTATGAGTTTACTATCACCGCCGATAATTCTAAAACTACTAACAAACCATGGGACGCATTCTTACTGAATCAAGCTGTTAATTTCCCGAAGGCTGACCATAAAATTTTCAGACCGGCTTTACCTGCTGGCACTATTGTCGATGAGGATGGTCACACAGGGGTTAATATCTATGTGCCGATTGAAACTAAACGAACTAATGATGATATTGCACCCTTCCTCAATCATATGAGGCTGTTGTTTCCTGAAACGTTGGACTTGAATATTGCACTGTCATACATGGCCAGTTTGGTTCAGAACCCCGGTGTTAAATTTGCATGGTGTCCTGTCATACAAGGGGTTGAAGGAAATGGCAAAACATTCCTAATGAAAGTGATGGAATATTGTATTGGCTCACGGTACTGCCATTTCCCTAACGCTGGTGACTTAATAGGTAACGGCTTTAAATTTAATGGTTGGTTATATGGCACCATCTTTATAGGGTGTGATGAGATCCATACTAATGGTCGGTTTGATGTACTGGAAGGATTGAAACCTGTCATCACTAACTTGACCCTTGAATATCAATTCAAAGGACAGGATCAATTTGTGGGTGATAATTTATCCAACTGGATCACATGCACTAATCACAAGGATGCTGTGCCAGTAANTCGTAATAACCGACGGTATGCTACTTTTTACACCGGTCAACAAAGTGCTGATGATGTCATGAGGCAGATGGGTGGTGANTACTTCCCTAAATTGTGGAAATGGTTTAATAACGGTGGTGCAGCAGCTATCAATGGGTATCTCAGAAGTATGAATATTAACCCTAAAGATGACCCCGCAAAAGACTGTCAGAGAGCACCGTATACGAGTAGTACTGATGAAGCGATATCAATGTCTATGGGCCGGGTGGAACAAGAAATACAAGAGGCTATTGACCGTGGTGATGCTGGATTCCGCAACGGTTGGATATCATCAATTCCACTCACTCGTTTGCTGAAGGAGCATGGCTTTGACAAGTTCATACCCCCTAATAAACGTAAGGCTATGCTTGAGACATTAGGTTACGTTCCTCACCCCGCGTTAAAAGATGGACGGGTCAATAACACAATCGTTGCTGAAGATGGCAAAGCGAGGCTTTACGTACACCTTGAGCATCCATCAATCGGTATTATTGATCAATCACAAGTGTCACGATTATATGCAGACGCTCAGTCTTACAGCACCGGCCTGAGTATTAATAACCACCCCTCGAACTCAAAAGATTGGAGTTAATTATGAATAATTTAGAAAACTGGTTTGATGATAATTTCAGTGATCAATATGAAGATATCGTCAAGAATGGTTTTGAAGGTATTACTTATCAGTCAGATTGTGAAGAATTGTTTGATGAGCACTTCGACGATATCAAACAGCTGTTACTTAAAACAACACCCTTCATCAATGAAAAGACAGAACCTTCCGTTAAAGCAGCATGGTTCAATGTGGCTATAACCATGCTGGCCATGCAGTACGAAAGCCGACAGTTGATAGACTCAATTATCATACATCATAAGGGTGATAGATCGTTAACCGTTAGTGAAATATTAGAGTTATCAGACGGTGATATCACTATTGCTAAAAAAGTATTTGAAATATTAGTTGACACCGTTACCGGTAACTAATACACTGGTGTCGAACTTAACGAAACCGAAGGATACTAAAATGAAAACTGATATATCAAAAAATGGCGACGCAGAACTTTCTTTACAGGTGTTCAACAATGAGCACCTGTATAACCTACGTCACGATCGTGACGCTTTGGACGATGCCATTAACGAGCACTTCACTTACACGTTCTGTCAGTACGGTGTGCTTCTTGCGGATCTTGCCGAAGACTTAGCGGAGATGGAAGATGAGTAGAAAAATTTCAATAGAAGCGGCCCAAGCGTTCCATAGCGGAACACCTTTTAGCAAAAGTAATACTCACGTTAGAGTGATGGAAGACGGAAGAGTGACCTTGTTGTTATTTAACAATATCATTGCTGTTAGAAATGGTAACGCACTGAGTGTTACCTTGGCCGGATGGCCAACAGCAGCTACCCGCGAACGGTTGAATGCTCTTGATGGTGTGACTGCTCGTCAGAAAGATGGTTGTCAGTACATTAATGGTCTACCAGTGAGTGATCACAGTATGGTGTTGATATGAATTTAGCAGAACTGACAGACGTGCCAACGTTGCAAGTGATGGTTTCAAAATTATGGATGTTGCTTGATGAAATTGACACCCTTGATGATGTATGTAAAAGCAATGACGATGCGTTCAGAAACCTCACTAGACATGTGCAACAGAAGAGACATGAAGTTTTAACAAGTGATGGGTATAACTTAATGGTTAGGAGTGAAAGATGATGAATTTAGAGGAAAAGGCGAAACGATTTGCAACAGAACGACATGAAGCAATTGGGCAGGTGCGGAAATACACAGGTGAGCCGTACATAAACCACCCTGCTTCGGTTGTTGAGATTGTTCGTGGCGTACCGCATACGGATGCGATGATTGCCGCTGCATGGCTGCATGACACGGTAGAGGATACCAAAACAACGCTGACTGAGATTGAAGAGCACTTCGGTGTTGAGATTGCTATGTTTGTGGAGATGCTGACAGATGTGAGTAAGCCAGAAGATGGAAACCGTAAGGCTCGAAAGGAGATTGATAGAGCGCACACAGCTTTAGCTATGCCACCAGCAAAGACTATAAAGCTGGCCGATCTGATCGATAACTTATCCAGCATAATTGAGCGCGACCCTGAGTTTGCACAGGTGTATTTGCGAGAAAAATCTGCACTGCTTGAGGTGCTTACCGAAGGCGATAATGCTCTTTGGCAAAGGGTTAGCGACATTATTCGTGATGCGCTATAACACCCATGCTCAGCGAATCCGCCGGAGCTGCTTGTTGTGCGATTAATTTTATAGGTATTTGCCACCTTTGACGGCATGGGGAAATGAAGATGACAACTAAGAAGAAAACAATAGAGCAAAAAATTGAAGATGGTATAAGCAAAGCATTTGATAAGCATCAGCAAGGTACCACTATCTCTGACTGTAATTTTATTGGGGCTAAGTTTGATGAGGCAGCAACAGAAGCTATAACAACTATTGCTGAAGGTTTATTAGAAAACGCCAAAGCACTTGGTACTCTTGTTCATGTATTAAAGGCATCAAATGTTGAGATAGAGACAATGGTGGAAATTAATGGGTCATAACGCTTTAATCAAAGAGGCGCTGAACGGAGATGGTAATGAGAGTTAACGTAAAAACATTAAATGAAGTGTTGAAATCGTTGCAGACTCCAAAATTTGAAGGAGAAGTAACTAAAGCCGCACTAATGAGCAGGCTTGATGAGTTTGACATTGCAGACGATGACAAAGGCGAATTATGTACAAAAACCGAACGGACTATCACTCTAATTGCAGCTAGGTACTGCAACGAGGATGGATGCTGGCTTGAGTGGGAGCTTGATTTATAACGCTTTAATTCAGTAGCAAATAACCGCTGCTACTGAATTAAATTTAACGACAAAAATCGGAACGGTTATTTGTCAAATGGAGATACTTGTTATGCCTTTATACAAATGTAATGAATGTGGTTGTATTGAAAATACGGCTGTTGGGTCTTACTGGGGAAAAGAAGAGAAGCTGTGTTCCGAATGTTCAACCGGTGAGTGGCACGGAAAATTTGAAAAAAGAAGCGCTGTTGGCATGCACATCACTCGCGCTGGTTTCTTATATGGGGAACCGAATGAGCATCATAATGCAGATTTCAGGACTATAAGAATAGTTGAGGATGCATAACGCTGTTAGGCGAATTTAGGAGAAATGAAAATGAATACAGCAAGGATATATAAAGATATTGATGGCAACGATTGCACCATTCAGCAAATGGTTAGAAATGAACCACAATGGGCAGCAGCTCGTATCCAGCAGGCCGAGAAATATGAAGAGGAACTAAAGCTGTGGTACAGGCAGCAAGGAGCCAGAGCCGGAAGAGACGGTAATGGGCCAAACCACGGACACTCAACGGCTGGTGTATGGGATTCTGACAACGGGCGCATTGCAGGACATGATTGCGCTGAATGCACGCTATTTGAAATGGCTAAGGCGTTGAGCGCCTAACAAATAACTAAAAGAGGGTGTAAATATGTCCATTGAAGAGCTCATATCAGAAATTATTAAACTCGCAAAAATACCTGAAGAAATAATTTGCCTTGATTGTTTGAACACTTTGCGAACTACAGAGGTTATTTCTAACAATGACAAATGTACTGTGTGCGGAAACAGAATTGATATAAATAATCTTAGTAACATAGAGGTATAGAAACTTACTAAGCAACATAACGCCCTAGCTCACTAGTGGGAAGGCGCGAAGCAACTGAGCATCAAGTGCAGCGACTTGTTATACGAAAACGGAGTAAATACTATGAATAAAAACGAAAATATAAAATATCAACTAAAAACATTAGCCGCTTACTCTCCTGACGACTTGGGTTGCCCAGAGATTGAAGTTATACATGATTTGCAAGAACTCACGTACAGAGCGGCTATTCAGCAATTCGACACAGGTTTTGTAACAAACCTAATGACAACGGGGACCAAAGAGTATGACGCGATTCAAGCTGGTGTAAAAATTGGCGAGAAGCTTAGGTCAAAAGTGCTATCTGTTTTTAGCGCATAACAGCGGTAATAAGCGGAACTATTAATGAAAATTAAGATATCAGAATGTTGTAAAGCACCCATGATTTTATTGTGGGGGACCAATGAGAAAATCTGCTGTAAGTGCACAAAAGCGTACCCTTGGGATCTTAAAAAAGGCGTCAAGAGCGTACTAACTAATAATGTAGGAGGTAAGAATGAAAAATAGTGAATGTGCTGCACGTCAATGTAGTGATCAGATGTATTGTGATAAATGTGCGCTGGTGTGGGATATGAACGACCCTGAGCCACCTGAATGCTTGAAGCCTAATAAAGTGGCGATGTCCAATAAAGAACGTCAGGCTGCTTTAAAAAAGAAAAGGAAGGATGCTGGGTTACTCAGAAGCGAATGGTATCTGACTGCTGAGGAGAAGAAGATGGTGAATGGCTACATCGAAGAGATTCGGTCAACTACTGGCTGATCTCTATCTCTATCTCTATCTCTATCTCTATCTCTATCTCTATCTCTATCTCTATCTCTATCTCTAAAAAAGCCACCCCTACCCCACACTTTTGAAAGTATCAGGGGTAGGGGGTAAGTTGTTGATTTTAAAGGTGAAAAACCGGTAATTTTAGTGCCACCCCGGATACCCTCCACCTTACCCTATCCCCCCCAGTATCCCACCCACCTATCTCTATCTCTATCTCTATCTATATAATAATACATTTACATTAAAAGTAAGGGGTAGTAAGGGGTATATCTAGGGTAATACTATAAAAAACAACAAGTTACTGAAAACCCCGGATGGTTAAATATGGCAGGGTAGTAAAGTATTTGACAGGGTATTTTGTGATTATGATAGTATTCGCGTGAACTGTAAGACTGTGGAGATAGAGATTATGATGACTGGTAGACGTATAAAATTCTGTCAGATCTATGTCGCAAATCATTGTGATAACGCGACGCAAGCGGCCCGTGACGCTGGTTACAACGGTGAATATGTCAGTAACGTTGCACATGAGATGTTGAAGAATTTTGAGGTACAGCTGTACATAGAGGAGCTGAAAGCACAAGAAGCTGCTGTTGCTGGTATTACCCGTGAGTCGGTCCTTGAGGCATTCGGTAAGATTGCATTCAATAACGTGCGTGATATTTTCGATACATCAGGTGGTATACGACCTCTTCATGAGATGACCGAAGCAGCGTCGTACGCAATTGAAGGCGTTGAGGTCGTCGCTAACAAACAGGGTGATGACGTTGAATACATACACAAAATCAAGACAGCGAAGAAACTGGACGCACTGAAAGAACTCGGTAAGCACTTCAACATCTACGAGGATCACCAAGCTTCCAACGGTACAATGGTTGTAAACTTCGACGGTAAGTTTGCTAATGTTTGATAACACGAGTTTCAGGATCACTAAAGCTCAAGATCGGGCGATGGACATGTTGGTGTCTGATGCAACACATGGTGCGTTAGGTGGCGGCTCACGGTCAGGTAAGACGTTTCTGCTAGTACTGGTGGTTCTGTTACGAGCGATGAAGGCACCTAACAGTCGCCATGCGATATTCAGATTCAGGTTTAATGCGATCAAATCATCCATTATTCTTGATACACTGCCTAAAGTTCTATCACTATGCTTCCCTGATGCACCACCCCTTTCAATAATGCTGAATAAGACTGATTGGTACATGGTGTTACCTAACGGGTCTGAAATATGGTTCGGTGGTCTTGATGATAAGGAACGTACTGAAAAAATCCTAGGAATGGAGTTTGCCACCATTTACTTCAACGAGTGCTCACAGATACCTTGGGGTTCAATTGTGTTAGCACTGACCCGGTTAGCACAGAAGACAGAAAACCTTGAGTTGAAGGCATTCTACGATTTCAACCCACCCAGTAAGCAACATTGGACATACCTACGGTTCGTTCGTAAGATTAACCCTGAAAATAAAATGCCTGAGTCCAATGAGTTCGACTTTGGCTTCTACCTCATCAACCCTGCTGACAACATTGATAACCTCGACAAGAAGTACATCAAGATGTTGGAAGGTCTGCCTGAGAAGGCCCGGAACAGGTTCTTGTTAGGTAAGTTCAGCGATGACAGTGATGGTGCGTTATGGTCCGAAGAGCTGTTGAGTCAGAATCGTAAAGGTGGATCAGATGTCCCTGAGTTCTTACGTATTGTTATTGCAGTAGATCCGTCAGGTTGCAGCGGTCCTGAAGATACACGGTCAGATGAGGTTGGTGTCGTTGTTGCGGCATTAGGTACAGACAGTCACGGATACTTGCTTGAAGATCTGTCAGGTCGTCATGGTCCTGAGCAATGGGCTGATATTGTCAACGAGGCATACACAAGGCATAAGGCTGATCGTGTCGTTGCTGAAGGTAACTACGGTGGAGCGATGGTTGAGGCTGTTCTTAAAGCTAAGAATCCAAGCCTTCCTTTCACGATGGTGACAGCCACAAGAGGTAAGATTATTCGTGCTGAACCGATATCTGCATTGTATGAGCAAAAGAAAATACATCACGTGGGCTATTTCCCTGAAGTAGAAGATCAGTTATGCTCCATGACATTGAGTGGTTACCAAGGGTTGAAGTCACCAGACCGAGGGGACGCAGTTGTATGGGGTTTCACTGAGTTATTCCCCGGTATGACACGTAAGGCTGAAGACGAAAATTGGCGACCACCTAATGTTAATGTACAATCACGATCAGCATCACGATTCGATAACACTACTAGACGGAGATTTTAAGATGGGATCAATATTTAAGAAACCAAAGACACCTAAGTTGGAACCAGTGAAAGTAGCCCCAGTGACTGACGATAAGGAAAGTAAACGTAAGTCACAGATGGATGCTGCCCGTAAGTATGGCGGTACTGGTAGACAAGGTACAATTTTGTCAGAAGGCAGTAAACTTGGTTAAGTGGACAACGGCTCAAGTGAAGAGCCAATCTAACCACTTGTTCGAGAAGCATCAGCCAATGATGTCGCTGTATCAGACCTTGGCTGAGCATTTCTATCCTGAGCGAGCTGACTTCACTACCACCCGCAACATCGGTCAAGAACTGGCTGATAGTCTTGTTGACTCGTACCCGGTGCTTGTCCGTCGTGATCTAGGCAACTCGTTTAATGCGATGCTGAGAGATGGCGACTGGTTTAACATCGGTATTGACGGCACTCCTGACCACTTGGGTGCTTCATGGTTACAGCATTCAACACGTAGGTTACGTAAGCTAATGGGTAGCAGGGAATCTAATTTTGTGAGAGCCACGAAAGAGGGTGACCATGATTATGCTACATTCGGTCAGACGGTCATTAGTGTTGAGATGAACAAGAAGAACGATGGCTTACTCTTCCGGTGTTGGCACTTGCGTGATGTTGCTTGGTTTGATGATGAATCAGGTCAGGTGGGTGGTGTTGTTCGCCGATGGAAGCCTACTTATCATCAGTTGGACCAAACGTTCGGTGAAGATAAGTTACATGAAAATTGTAACGAAAAGGTAAAGACTAACCCTTTCAAGGAGGCCAATATCACCCACATGGTATTACCTTCTGATATGTATGGGGATGAGAAGATTGAAAGTAAATTCCCGTACGTGTCGATCTACATCGACATGGATAACGAGCACATTATTGAAGAAGTCGGTATGAACCACAAGATGTATGTGGTCCCACGGTTTCAGACAATAGCTGGTAGTCAATACGCTTACTCACCTGCAACAGTTGTTGGGCTTCCTGATGCGCGAGCATTACAATCGATGACTCACACGTTGCTTGAAGCGGGTGAACGTTATGCACGACCACCTATTATTGCCACACAAAAAGTTATACGTGGTGATGTGGACTTAGCACCAGATGGTATTACGTGGGTTGATAATGAATACGACGAGAAGATGGGTGCGTCGTTGCGTCCGTTGAGTCAAGACCGTGGTGGTTTCCCTATAGGTTTGGAAATGAGGGAGAATATTGTCGAAGTGTTATCGTCAGCATTCTATCTGAACAAACTGTCATTGCCTGATACTAACCGTGATATGACAGCTTATGAAGTGTCTGAACGTATGAAACAGTTTAGGCGCGAGAACTTACCTTTATTCGCACCAATCGAGTCAGAATACAACGGTCAATTGTGTGAGATAGCTTTCAGTATAGCAATGAGTGCCGGGTTCTTCGGTTCACCAATGGATATTCCTGATTCATTAAAAGGACGCGAGGTACAGTTCAGATTTATATCACCATTGAGTCAGTCTGAAGAAGAGGAACGCGCTAATAAGTTCGCTCAAACAAGCAAGCTGTTGGCTGAAGCAGCTCAATTCGATCAGGGTGTTGAGTTGAATGTGAACTTTGACGAGGCTGTACGTGATGCAGTTATGGGTATCGGAGCACCTGCTTCATGGTTGGCCAATGAGGAAGAGGTTGAAGTTAAACGTCAACAAATAGCAATGCAACAGGCGGCTATGGCTGCGATGGAACAAGGAGNGACAGGTGG